AAAGTCGCCGCTTTGTCCGTCAGACACGCCGGCGCCCATCCATCCCCAGACCAGGGTTTCTTGCAGGCGGCCCGCACCCGGCTCTTGGTAGTTGCGCACGCCCACCGCAGGCTCGCGCAAGGCCGGGTCTTCCTGTTCGGTAATGGTGCGGGCTGTGAAACGCACGCCGACGGCGATGCGCCCGGCAACAGGCACGGTGAATGATGCAGCAGATACCGGGCGCACGGCACCCCGCAGGTAGAGGCTAGCCGCCTCCAGCGTGACCGCGCCAGTATCGGCGTTGATGCGCAGCGTGCCGCCGACGACGATATCGCCGTCTTTCAGCAAGGCGTCGGCCACGCCTTGCACACGGTGCATCAGCGCCGACTGGATTTCGTTGAGTTCGCGCGATTGCAGGCCGTCACCAGCACGGAATAAAAGCTGGCTGTAGTGCTTGGCCGGGTCGAACAGGTTGTAGTAACGCTCGAGCATGATGGGGTTCCTTAGAAGGTGACGACGAATTCAAAGGTCTCGCGCGTCGATGGCTGGCGCACGATGGGCACGGAGTTCTGCAAGACCAGCAGAATGCCGGGCTCGCTCACCTGAGCGGGCAGGAAAAACTTCTGACCGGGCGGCAGGGTGGTGTCGGTCTGGGTGCCGACAAACAAGCCCTGCTCGCGGATGACGGAAGTCGCAACGTCATCGAAGTCAAAGCGCACCCGCACGAACAAATGGTTGGTCGGTGTGGCCGAGATGCGGTAGCGGCCCGTGGGCACGACGATCTCGCCCTCGGCATGGGCGGCTACGAAATGCACCTCATCGACCACGCGCCGCCCGACTTCGCCAAGCAGCGCGGCCTGGCTGATGGTCTCTGGTGGGACGTCGATCTTGAACTTGAGGCGCATCGTCGCACCACCAGAGATAGCGCCGTTTGGCAAGCGGCGCAGCGTGCCCTCGCGGGCGTTGACGCTGTAGTCGGTATCGAGCAGGTAGAGCGTGTTGCCGACGGTGCTCTTCACCTCGACCGCGCTGATGTGCGGCTGCCCGGTGTCGAGCACGCCGGAACTGTCGAAGGTCAAGCTGACCTCCTTCGTGGTGTTCCACAGGTCGTCGCCCTCGCCCAAGGCGAGGTGCATGGTTTGTTGCTTGATCGCCGCCGCAAGCGCGGCGCGACCACTGGTGGTCAGAATGGCCATGGGGAAACTCCAGTCGGTAAAAGGTGGGGGTTACTGCAAACTGAGGTGACCGGCGCCAATCACCTCGCGGGTGTCGTTCCAGCGGGTTGCCGGCCAGCGTGTTCCCGTCCAGGTCTGGCCGATCCATGCGGCACGGCCACTGGTCAAATGCCCATGCGCGGCCTCTGCGGCGGGGCCGAGGGTGGCATTGGCCGCACGGGTCAGCAGGCGCAAGTGACTACGGCCAGACGGCGTTGTCGCCAGCGCCGGGTTACCACGCCCGACTTGCTGCCGGATGAACATTTCGGTCTGACGACCGCGCGGACTGCGGCAATTCACATCGCCCAGCGCGGTTGAATCCGACAACACAATCTGCGCCCGCTGAAACAGCCGTGCTCGCCAGTCCGGGACACTACCCAGTGGCGCATTGATGCGGTGATGCTCGCGGCGCATGGCCAGCTCATCACGCGCCTGAGCACGCTCGCCCGTCTGCATATCGCCCAAGAGCGGTGCAGAGCGTGCCTGCACGCGATGCGTTGATCGTGACTCACGGCTGGCCGTCAACATCAGCGACGGCACCAGCAATGCGCTGACGTGATCTGCTGCCAATCGTTCCAACAGTTCGGCCCGCACCAGCCGGTGCAGTGTGGCCGACAGCCGCCCGCCGTTGCCGAGCACAATCGGGCCGCCATCTTCGCGCCAGACAAAGCGCGGCGTGCAGGCGTTGAGGTCACCCAGCACCGTGCTGTCTGAGAGCACCACCAGCGCCCGGCAGAAGCGCCGCTCAGGAATCCAGCCGGTTTGTGCTGCGCCGCCATCAAAGTTCGCCAGTGTGAATAGATGCGCGTGCAGTATTGCTTCGTTCAGCGTGTGCCCCGCATCGCCCAATGCCGACCAGTCCAGCAGGTAGCGATCCAGCAAGCGCGCTGCGCTTGAACGGATCGGGTTGCCGGCCAACTGCACGTCAATCGGCAGAGGTGAATGCGCAAATGTGCGCACCCTGCCAAACGAGAGCTTGGTCAGTCCGTCAACCCAGAGCACGCCGCTGTGATCAGACAGCAGAGCCTCACCGAGCAAGCTATCGTCCAGCACAAAGCGGCGCAGGTCGCAGCCGTGATAAATCCGCGACAGCCGCGACCGCGCCGGGGCCGACAGCCGTGCAATGGCGATCAGGTCGGCAATCGACCGGTCACTGTCGAGCACCTTGCCCGGATCAAGTTGAAACTCGGCAAAGTGAACGCCGTGGGGTTCCTGCTCCACCGTGGCCGTGGCACCAATCCACACCAGTGCCGTGGTCAGCGCCGCCGGTGTGCCGCGCAGCCGTTGCCACAAAATGCCCTCGGCAATGGCACGACGCGGCTCCGGCAGGTAGGGCAGCACCTCGCCCAGGCCGTATTCCCAGATCAGCCAGGGCAACAGCGCATCGCCAGGCATCGTCTTGAAGCTGCGCAGCGCGTCAGTCGCTGGCACCAGCCGTGCGGCAGGGTCAAGCGTCAGCGATAGCGAGCGCTCCAGTGCCGATGCATTCGACGGGAGGAGATATTCTTGGGTCATGGCTCATCTATCCCGTCCGACCAGTTCCAGATTCAGACCAACCAGCCGCACTGCCTGCATCGCCTGCGCACGCACATCGGCAGTGGGCGAGAGCAGTTCCACCTTATGCACCCCGGCGCGTTGCAACTGGCCGATGATCCAGGAGCGGGTCAAGTCCCAGCCGAGTCCGGCACTCCCGGCCAGGGCTGACACAAAGACCGCACGTACTGCGGCGATGGTCTCAATCGGCGCATCGGGATACAACCAGACCCTGGCCACCACCGTCACCGGCAGCAGTTCAGCCGACACGACATCTACCGTATCGGTGAGCACCCGAATGTCGTCACGCAGCACCACGCCGCGCACGGCCGCGAGCACGGAGGCAGGGACAGTGGCCTCATCGCCCTTGGCCAGCACGCTGATGCGCACTCGGCCTGGTTCGGGGCTGTCGACTTCCACATCGGCCACATCCGGCGATGCGGACAGTGCCCAATAGCGGTAATGCGCAGCACCGCCGGCATTGGCAAAACCGACGATGCGCTGACGTGTGCGCGCACGCAGGGCTTCGTCATCTTCGCCGGCGAGGCGGGTCACGCCGTAAAAAGTAGCCAGATGATCGAGATCGCTGCCGGTGGCAAACGCCAGCAGGCTCGCCTTGGCCGCCGCGTTGATGCGGTTGCGCAGCAGGACCTCGCGGTAGGCCGCCACCTCCAGCAACTTGATCGCCGGATCGGAGGCCAGCAGGGCCGAGTAGTCCGGGTAGCGAGTTTGAAACTCGGCCTGCAACTCGCCGAAGATGGTCTCAAACGACAGCGTTTCGATCACCGCTGGCGTTGGTAAGCTGGAAAGATCAGGAACCGTCGTCATCTCACACCTCCAATCCCGCGAGCACCGTGGCCCGGCCATCGGGCAGATAAATACCTTCCAGATCAAGCACCACCCGGCCGGGCGCTGCGCTGGCGATCTTCACGCGCGTCAGCTTCAGGCGCGGCTCCCAGCGGTCAAGCGCGTCGACAGTGGCGGCGTAGAGCTCCATTGCCAGACGCGGTGTCATGGGGTTGTCCACCAAGTCGGGCAGACGCGAGCCGTAGTCCCGGCGCATGACACGGGTGCCGATGCGGGTGGTGAGAATGTCCTTGATGCTTTGGCGCAGGTGGTCGAGGCCACAGAGTGCCTGGCCGGTGGTGGCGTTGAGTCCGAGCATCAAAACCTCCGGGCGATGAAATTGGCCGACGAATACATTGGGAAAACCTTCTGCCCGCGCCTTGCTGGAAAGCACCCATACCCCGTGCAGTGGTCTCCAAGACGGGAGATGGCAGGCATAGTGCTCCTTAATGTCGCTAAAACTTGCGCGACACAAATAATGTCGTGATAATGAAATCGCGACACAAACAGCTTTAATGACGCAATTGCGCGTTGCGCGACAGGAGAAACAGATGGCCAAACCGATCCCGATCCGTGAGTACGAAGCCGTCCTGGATGCCATTGGGCAGCTCCCAGGGGGCGCTGATATTGAACAGATCGAGGCGAGCCTGACGAATCCACCCACCCGCCGCACTTTGCAGCGTTGGCTGACCGACCTGATTGCTCAAGAGCGCTTGCACAAGGAAGGCCAAGGACGCGCCACGCGATATCTACGCGGGAAAATCGTCACCGCCAGCGCTCAAGTCACAGCACGGGCCCAAGCGACAGCGCACGCGGAAATCTTGATTCCCCTGTCCGACGAAGCAAAACAAATTGAGGCGCATGTCAGGCAGCCAGTGCAAAAGCGCAACCCCGTTGGCTACAACCAGGCGTTTTTGAATAACTACCAGCCCAACGTCAGCTTCCATCTACCCGAATCGATCCGGGCGGAACTGCTGGCCCATGGCCAAGCCGCCAATACCAATGAACCCGCTGGCACTTATGCCCGCCAAATCGCCAATCGTCTGTTGATCGATTTGTCGTGGAACTCCAGCCGCCTGGAGGGCAATACCTACTCCCTGTTGGAAACTGAGCGGCTGCTGTCGGCCGGTGTTGCCGCCACAGGCAAGGATGCGCTGGAATCCCAGATGATTCTTAATCACAAGGAGGCGATTGAGTTTCTGATCGCATCAGCCGCCGAGATCGGATTTAACCGCTACACCTTGCTGAATCTGCACGCGCTGCTGTCGGACAACTTGCTCGAAGACCCCACCGCCAGCGGCCGCCTGCGCAGTATTGCCGTTGGTATTGGACAAACGGTGTTTTATCCGCTCGAAGGGCCGCAGCGCATTGAAGAGTGTTTCCAGCAGATTCTCGACACGGCAACCGCCATCGAAGACCCGTTCGAGCAGTCTTTTTTTGCGATGGTGCATCTACCTTATCTGCAGCCCTTCGAGGACGTCAACAAACGGGTATCGCGCCTGGCTGCCAACATTGCGCTGATCCAACGCAATCTGTGTCCGTTGTCCTTTGTCGATGTAGCCCAACAGACCTACATCAGCGCCATGCTGGGCGTCTACGAGCTCAACCGCATCGAGCTGCTGCGCGATGTTTTTGTGTGGGCTTACAAACGCTCGTGCGCACGCTACTCTGCCGTGCGTCAGTCGCTCGGCGAACCCGATCCGTTTCGGATTCAGTACCGAACGCTGATCGCTGAAACCGTCACAGACGTGGTGCGCGGCCGTATGAACAAAGCGCAGGCTGTTGCGTTTGTTCGTCGCTGTGCCGATGAACACCTCCCCGAGCCAGACCGCGCGCGTTTTGTCGAAGTGACGGAAACCCAGCTGATGAGCCTGCACGAAGGGAGTATTGCCCGTTACCGGCTTCGCCCCAGTGAGTTTCAAGCATGGCAGGATATCTGGAAATGAACGAGACAAAGCAGCGCAGAAGCTTGGCCGCCATCCTGCCCCGACAGCCGCCAGTGATGCTGCGCGCGGCCCATGTGAGCCTCGGCAAATTTGCCGACCCTCGGGGTGCGATCTGCACCATCAGGGATGACCGTGGTGGTTGCTGTTGCCGCCGCCGTCCATGATGCTGCCGGTCGCTGTGATGCTGCCGGTCGCTGTGATGCTGCCCGTCACCGACACGCTGCCCTCGATGCTGGCACCCGCACCGCCGCCACCCTTGCCGACCAGTCCCTTCAGATAAGCCAGCAGACCTTTGACCGTCAGCTTGCCGGTGAACGTGCTCTGCGGGGCATCGACCGTAAGCTGCTGTGTCGCAAGCGTCGTGCCTGCGTCGGTCATCTCCAATGTCGTGGCGCCGACACATAAGCGAATGTGTCCGCCAGCAGGAACAGACAATTGCCAGTGATGCTGGGCCCGGTCATATTCCTGCACCGCGCCATCCTTCCACACCGTGCGCGAGACCTCCGCCGAATCTGCCGGTTCCGGATGGTCAGCCCGATACACCGAGCCCACCACCACCGCCTGATTCAAATCGCCACCGGGTGCCACCAGCAACACCTGCTCGCCGGGTTCAATCGCATGCCATGTCCGGTCGGGGCCTGCGCGCAGCGCGACAAAGGGCAACCAGCCGGTGGTGATCGGCCCGGCCTTGACCCGCACGCGGGCACGATTGGTATCGAGTTCCACCACCTGACCCATCAGCGCCACATTGCTGATGCGCCGCTCGGCCTCGGTCATGTCCTGGTGCAGATTGCGCTCGGTCATAGTGTCATGGTGTCATGTGATGCGTGCCGATAGGCAGGTAACTGTGCTCACTCGGCAGACCAATCTCCGGCGTCCAACTCGCCAGCACCTGCAGCGGCAATGTGCCGTCTGGCAATGTCACCGGCTTGGTCCAATAGGCCACCTCGAAGGTCATGCGCGCTGCCAGCACCGGCGTATCGCCATCGCCGTCCTGGTCGACTTCGGTGCGGGTCAGGCGCGTGCCCTCGACCAGCAGGCCCAAGGTCTCGTCGGCATCGAGAATCGCCTCGACCGCCTGCGCCAGGGTGTCAGCGTCCTCCGCGGCCTTGTCGCCACCGGCGATGATCTCGACCGACAACTCCAGCTTGCGGTAACGCAGGCCGGGATCGGCATTCGGTGCGTCCTCGATCCGCTCATCGCGGGTGTAGATCAGGATCGCTGGCAGCTTGGCGGCGAACAGCGGCGTGCTGCGATGGATGCTGATGCGCGCCTCAGTGATACGCGGATCAAGTGCCGGCAAATGCGCGACCAGGCGATCTTTGACCGCCTGCCGAATCAGCGTGCGCGGGTGCTTCATGTGCGCCCACCTTTGTGCAGCATCAGTTTCAGGAAGCCATGCCCATCGGGGCGTACCTCGACAATCAGGTAAAGCTGTCCTTGCACCGTCGCCGCATCGCCTTCAGTAGGCGTAGCCGGTAAATCAACCAGCCGCACTTCCAACACCGGCTGCACGCTCGAGACAGCCACACCACTGCTGACATCAACCGACTCGAAGGCAGCGCTGAAGATACCTCGCCCTGGCATGGCTTGGCCCTGGCCCTCCAGGTGGAACATCACCGGTTCCCCGAATGTGGTCAGGACAATGGCGGACATCGCTCGGGTTAAGTCACCGAAGACGGTGCCCATCAAGCCCAGCCGGTGCTGGAGAACAGCCGCACAGTCAGCGCTGGGCGTTTCACAATCGGCAGCGGGTTACTCTGGCTGAACAGATCAATGCCGGTGCCGTTGGGGCGCGCCAGTTGGTAAGCGTAGAGTTCCTGACCATAGGTGCCGACCGCTTCCATCAGGTTCGCCGGGGCGAAGTAGGTGCGGAAGGTGTCGAGCGTGCCGAGCGGGAAGGCAATGCCTTCTTTCTCGGTGATGAGGCGCTCAGTCTGACCGTTCGCCAGTGTGACCGTGCCGTAATACTCTTCGAACAGGATAGAGCCAAAGCGAAAGCCACGGCGAATGTCCTCGCGCAGCGGATTCGTGCCGGCAGTGCCCTGGTAGAAGGTATAGGCTTCCTTGACGCTTTTGTGCTTGACCAGCGCGTCCATGAACTGCGGGCTGACCAGCGCGTGAATGCCGGTCATCATTTCGCCCTTGAGCTTGTCCTCGATATGGCGTGCGACGGCGGTGCAACGGGTGATGATGTCCTCGTTGCTGGCGAAGATGAAGTCCACTGCCGCTTTTTCGATGCCGAATTCAGCGTGCCAGTCGTAGAGGGTGTTGCCTGCGCCGTCCTTGGTGATACCGGAGAGCGCTTTGGCGCGCATGTATTCCAGCGTCTGGGCATGCTTGGCGCGCATGCGGCCGAGCTTGCGCGTCATCACGGTCACCAGCGGGTCTTCGCCAGCGGCCAGGCCGAAGCCGCGCTTGCCTTGAATCTCTTCGGGCAGCACCACATCATCATGCGGGATATGTGGCACGGCGAAGGATCGCATGCGGCGCACGTCACGCGCACCGACCGTAGCAGGAGCGCCGGGTGCGACAGAGGGCAGCAGGCGCAGTTCGCCTTCGATGGATTCCACGGCGACATTGCGCTGCGAGATGGGCTCGGGCGAAAACAAGCCCAACTGACCGATGCGGCCATAAGGGTTCGGCAGCAACTGGATGGCGGCGGACATTTCAGCGAGGGTGAAACCGCCCGCATCAAAGGGATTAACAATCGTGGTCATATCAAAAGCTCCTTGAAGGTGGGGTCGGAATCAAACCGCCTGGCGCACGACAATGCCGTGGGCTGCGAGTTGGTCTTGCTTGGCGCTCTTGGCCACCGTCGTGGTGATGGTCGCCGCGAAGACCAGCGCGCTATCGGCCACGATTACCGGGCCGCGCACCAGGGCGACGGCGGAGGTGTCGGTGCCGACGGCGGAGGCAGCATCGAGCAGCACGGCGCAGGCGATCTCCGCGCCTTCCAGGCCGGCAGTGGATGCCGCTGGCGACAGCGTATAAGCGCCGGTTGCCGTGATGCGACCGAGCACCGCACCCAGGGGGTAGTCGGTGCCAGCATGGAGGGTCACGGTTTCGCGGCAGTAGTTGGCGTCAAATTCGCGCTTGACGAGGTCGCCCAGATGGGCGGATGCGGTCAGGGTGGGCATGGCAGGCTCTCCTTACAGTGAATTGGAATGGGGGTTGGAGTTGGGATTGGCTTGCCGGGCGGCTTTCACCAGCGGGCTGTCGGCCAGCGCGGTCGCTGCATTGCCAGAGAGCGC